ATTGGGCAAAGGCTGGACTAAAAACGCTATTTGTGGAATGCTTGGAAATATGCAATCAGAATCTAGTATAAATCCTGCACGTTGGGAAGGTGACGTTGTATGGAATTCAAATACTATGAGAGGTTTCGGATTGGTACAATGGACACCATACACAAAATATATGGAATGGGTAAATGGTGAAGGGTTGCCATACAAAGAAATGGATAGCAATTTACAACGCATTTTATATGAAGTAGAAAACAACATTCAATGGATACATAGTTCAATAACGTTTCAAGAATTTACACAATCCACCGACACCGCAAACAATCTTGCTATGTTATTCATTACCGCTTACGAAAGACCAAAAGACCCCAATCAACCAATTAGGGGAACACAAGCGGAATATTGGTATAACACATTAGAAGGTGGGGTTAGTCCTCCCGACCCTGACCCTAACACTAATGATGAAAAGAAATTAGTACATTTATTATTATCTGATGCTTTGAATGGTTGGAAATGGTGAAAGGTGGAGAATGTATGAATGTTCAAGATATAAGTAATTTAATAACACAAGTTGGTTTCCCGATTTTTGTAGCTGGTTTTATGTTAATGAAACAAAGTAGAGACACCGAGAATATGACAAACGTTTTAACAAAATTACAAACAACTATTGAATCGCTAGCCAATAAAATTGATAAGGAGTGATTATGGTGATTATCTCACAAGTTGGTATTGATCTTATTAAATCGTTTGAAGGTTGTCGGTTAACTGCTTACAAGCCAGTATCTACCGAGCGTTATTGGACAATTGGTTATGGACATTATGGTAGTGACGTAAGAGAAGGTCAAAATATTTCGCAAAATGAAGCAGAAACATTATTGAAATTTGATTTACGTATTTATGAAAAAGCTGTTAACGATCTAGTGAAAGTGTCATTGAATCAAAACCAATTTGATAGTTTGGTATCGTTTACTTATAATGTAGGGCGTGAAGGGTTTCGCACTTCTACCCTATTGCAAAAGTTAAATAATAATGATTATGTTGGAGCGTCAAATGAATTTGATAAATGGATTCATGCAGGCGGTAAAGTATTGAATGGTTTGGTAAGAAGAAGAAAAGCAGAAAAAGATTTATTCTTGAAAGGCAGTCAAACAACTTCCACTACTAAAAATTATACTGTTAGAAGCGGTGAAAATTTAACAAAAATTGCACAAAGAAATAACACAACTATAGATAAAATCATGAGTTTGAATCCACAAATTAAAAATAGAAATGTTATCTATGCAGGACAGGTTATAAAAGTACCAAGATAAGAAGGTGAAAAGAATGGATAAAACACTATACTATGATTATAACAAATTACTATCATTTAATAGAATATTATCATTTGTAATTGGAGCAAGGGGAATTGGAAAAACATATGGATTTAAAAAATATGTAATTAATCGCTTTATAAAACATGGAGAACAATTCATTTATTTAAAGCGGTATAAAACAGATTTAAAGAAAATAGACCAATTCTTTAAAGCGGTATCACAGGAATTTCCTAATCATACCTTTAAAGTTAAAGGATGGACATTATACATTGATGATAAAGTGTGTGGATGGGTACTTCCCTTATCCTCATGGCAATCTATTAAATCGAGTGAATTTCCAAACGTTTGCACCATTTTATATGATGAATTTTTATTGGAAAGTCATAGTAAACAATCCTACATGCAGAACGAACCAAGTGCATTATTGAATTTGATGGACACTGTTATCCGTAATCGTGATAATGCAAGAGTTATATGTATGTCAAACGCTGTTAGTGTTGTTAATCCATTCTTTTTATACTTTGATTTGATACCGAAACTTGATAGACGTTACAATGCGTATGAAAGTGTAGTTATTGAAATACCAGACAGTATTGATTTTGCGGAGGAAAGAAAGAAAACTAAATTTGGTAAGTTAATTAGTAATACGGAATATGGTGATTTTAGCTTAGGAAATGAGTTTATTAATGATAGTCAAGTCTTTATTGAAAAGAGATCAAAAGATAGTAAATTTGTGTTTAGTGTGATCTTTAAAGGAATGACTATGGGGATATGGGTTGATGTTCAAGCGGGAATTATGTTTTTGTCTCATGAATTTGACCCTTCCAGTAAAAATATTTTTGCTTTAAGTACGGATGATCTAAATGAAAACACTATGTTGTTAACTGGATGGAAAAGTAATTATTATTTAAAGAAAATGGTAAGTGCTTTTATGAATGGTTGTTTGAGGTTTGATAATCAGGTGTTAAGAAATACAGGTTATGAAATGTTTAAAAAGATGCACATATAAGAAAAAGCCTACTCTAAAAAGGGTAGGCTCTTTGTTAACAATTGGTTGTATTCGTGTGAGGTAATAATATTCATTTGTAGTAACCAATTTAACAGTTTCATTATTTCCTCTTGTGTCATTTGTTATTCACTCCTTTAAATACTTTTTTACTGTTTTCTAATTTCCAAAAGTACCGTTGAATTTCGATATAGTTCATAATGTTTTCTTCGGTATCTAGTTTCATATTTGATAAGTCTTCAATAATGTCTACAGGTATTTTTATGTTACTTGCTTCATACCAATCTAACACTTTTATTTCAATGTTTGTTAATGAAACTTTATTGTTTATTGTTTTGTTTTCGATTCTTTCGTTTAGTTCATCTAACTGTTTTCTTTTTATGTTTATTTGATCTGTTAAGGTATTGTTTATTACGAGTTTTTCTTGATAATTTATTTGTCGTTTCTTCCCTAACATTGATAGTATCATCAATAATATAATAAAAATTACTGTTATCAGTGGTAGCAACATAACAATATTCATTTGTACTGTATATAGTGTTTCCATATAAATCAATCCTATATTTACATTATGTAAACCTGTAAACAGGTTGTGTACTTGTCTACAGGTTTGTGTACTTTATCTTACTTTGAATTGATTATGATACAAATGATTATTATTCTCTATCTGTTCATTTAATTTTGGTAAAAATTCTTCCATTACTTTTGTTGGTGTGGTTGCCTTTACTATTTTACAAGTATATGTTCCTCTTGTATTGGAACGTCTAAAATCTTTTAACTTTGGAAGAATAGCTTTAATGAAACCTTGTGGAGCAATAATGTATGTGGTATCCATGTAGTCAATTTCATTTTTACGGTAAACTTTGAACGTACCGATATTTGTTTTAAATTCTGTTATATTTCCCCAACCATTAACTGACGTTTCAATGTTGAATTTTTCGATAATTGTTTGATTCATGAAAAACACTCCTTTTATTTTATTTTATACACTAGATAATAACCCATATACAATAGATACCAACCATACAAGAATATTAAGAATTCCATTTTATTTCTTCCTTTCATCCTCTCTTTTAGCCTATCTCGTCAGTAACAGTGGGCTAATTCTGTCAGACCGCCTAGGGCGGTTTCGATTATAATGATGTACCATAATATTCTATTGTTATAGAGAAGTATTCTAAGTTGTGATCTTTGCAAAATTGAAGTGCTTCCCTTTCACTATCAAATTCTAGTTTGATTTTATTTCCTTCACAATCGAAAGCTATTAGTACGTATTGTTTAATCATTTTACATTCTCCTTTTATAGTTTTTCGAGTATTGTATTGTATGCTTGCATATCAGCTCTATATATTGTTTTGTTAACAATGTATTTAGTGTCGTAATCAAATATTATTTTAGTTGCTTGGTATTTGTTGCCTATCATGAAGAAAATAATAGAAGGATGTCTTTCTTCAATTATTCCATACTCCCAATCGTTACGAGTTTTTAAGTTTTGATATTCTGTTTTCGCTTTTTGTACTTCTACAATATAATCTGATAAAGTTTTGTTGTTTGTTTTCA